TTGCATAGGGCCACCGGCCGGGCCCAAAATGGCGGGGTAGACTGGAGAGGCTCCAGCCCGGTCCCATAAGCCGGAACACGCGGGTTCGAATCCCGCCCCCGCTACAAAAGTTATTTTTTTGAGTATGAAAAAGATTATATCTACCCTCCTTTTGGCCGTTGTGGCCATCGCCGCCCTGGTGTGGGCATTGTCGTATCCGCTGAGCGGCCTGGCCTGGTTCCCGGGCTTCCTGGTGGCCGTCTTCTGCAGCATCAGGATCATGGACGTCAACAGCATCGGCCAGGAGGGAAAGAACACACGTAAGTGCGGCCCCGGTTGCTAAACCGACTAGTCCCTGGGAAGACGCATGAGACCCGACCAATCCATGATTACCGTGACGGTGCAGCAGCTGACGGACGCCAGCTCCGGCGAAGCCGTGATGACTTACAACTGCTACAAAAGTCTCGTACGCCGCAAGTCCATCACGGTCGTCCGTCCCGGCAAGGGACTGGACCATCCGGCCCTGATTGATTTCGACAGTCTTCCCGACCGCTTCAAACAGCGTTTTATCGCCATTTACGGAGACCCTCACATGCAAACCACCAACGAGCCGGAGCTGCGCCTGGACCCCCAGGCGCGTGTGTTCTACGAAGACTATATCCTGCCGGACGGCACCCACATCAAGAGCGAGAAGATCGCGGAATTCACTCTCAACGCCTCCGTGCTGAACGCCCTCATTGAGATGGAAAAGAACCAGGGTGTTGGAAGGAACAAGCTGGGAAACCATACACCCATCAACTGGGAGGCCATCTACTCCGCCTGCGAGGAGCTGCGCGAGACCGAAGGGCACACCCTTCCCAAGAGCACGGCACGCCTCCGGGACAAGATTCGCGAGTACAAGAAGGACGGTTACGCGACCCTGGTGAGCGGTCACCTTGTGAACTCCAACGCCAGCAAGATCACTCCAGAGGCTGGCAAGTACATCATCGCCCTGAAGTGCAGCAAGGTGCCCGTCTACAACAACGCGCAGATCCTTTCGAAGTACAATGAAGTGGCCCCTTCCCGCGGCTGGAAGACCATCATCCAGGCGACGCTGAACAATTTCCTCTCCAGCCCGGAGATTGAGATCCAGTGGAAGGGTGCCGTGATAGGTGACACGAAGGCCAAGATGCTCTATACCAGGATGAACTCCACCATCCTGCCCACCCTGCCTAACGCCCTCTGGTACGGTGACGGCACTAGGCTCAATCTCTATTACAAGGCCTATAAGGACGGGAAGTACATCCTTGCCACCCTCAATGTCTATGAGGTCATCGACGCGGCCACGGAGGTCTTCCTGGGCTGCCATATCAGCAACACCGAGAATTTCGAAGCCATCTATGAGGCAACCAGGAACGCCCTGGAGTTTGCCGACTGCAGGCCCTATGAGTATGTGACCGACAACCAGGGAGGTACCAAACGGGCCGATGCCCAGGAATGGCTGCAGAAAGTGGCCGTATGTTTCCGCACTACAGCTCCCCATCAGGCACCGGCAAAGACTATTGAGTCCGTCTTCGGCCGTTTCCAGGCCCAGGTGCTGCATCAGCACTGGTTCTACACCGGCGGCAACATAACGGCAAAGAGCGAGGCCGCCAAGATACACATGGAATTCATACTCGCCAATATCGACAAGTTGCCCACTTACAACGAGGTGGTGGACCTCTACCTGGACGCCCGGAAGCGCTGGAACGCCATGCCTCACCCGAATGTCAAGGCCTTCGGCGGAATGAGCCGGATGGAGGCCTATACCTCGCAGGTGAACCCCAAGGCCGTACCGCTGACGGATGCCGACCGGCGGGAGCTGTTCTGGCTCACGACGGCCAAGCCTTCGACGTTCAGGGCTGACGGCATCTGGTTCACCGTTGGCGGAGATCGGCTGCAGTACGAGGTTTTCGACAAGGAAGGCAATCCGGATCTTCTTTGGCGCCGAAGCAACATCAACCGCGAGTTCTACGTATCCTATGACCCGCATGACCTCTCCAAGGTGCGTCTGTTGACGAAAGACCAATATGGTTATCGGCTGGAAGCCGAAGCCGGCCCGTATTTGCAGAACCACCGAGACCTGCAGAGCCAGACGGAGGAGGAACGCAGCTTCATCCGCCAGCAGATCGAGCGGAACAAGGTGGACCGGATCCAGCGCCAGCTGGAGCTTGACGAACTGCTGCACGAGCAGGGCATGGCCCCCGACCAGCAGGGCCTGGTGGATCCCGGGCTCTCCGGCCTCAATGAGAGCAAGAAGAGCTATGAGCGGTTACTGGAGAAGGCCGTGGCAGGCCGACGGGAAGAGCCGGAGCCTGCCGAGGTCTATCCCGCCAGCATCGGCCAGCAGGAGAAAGCCGACAGCATGATGACCCAGTACGACCCTTCGGCGGCACTGAGCAGGATATAGCACGACAACACACAAAAAACGTTTTATATATGGATGAAAAAAAGAAAACCGATTTGCGCAACCGCCTGGCCAGGTACTGCCAGCGGTATGCCTCCAACAACATGGCGGCTGCTTCGCTGAAGGATATCAGCGCCGCCACTATCTCGAACATCCTGAATGGGAAGTGGGACAACATCGTCGGCGATAAGATGTGGCAGCGCCTGGAGGCGCAACTGGTCCGCCATGAGGGTTGGCAGATATTCTCCACCAATGCCTACCGGGATATGACCCTTTACCTGGGCTATGCTCAGGAGCACAGCTGCGTGATGTGGATTGCCGCTCCGGCCGGCATCGGCAAGAGCACTGCCGCCGCCAGCTACGCAGCCCTGAACCGGAACGTCTTCTGCCTCACCTGCGCCCCCGACATGACCCGTTCGGACTTCGTGCACGAGCTGGCCGGGAAGGTGGGAGTACGCACCAACGGGATGAGCATCCGGGAGGCTTTCAACGAGATCCTCCGTCACCTGGTGACCCTGGAGCGGCCGCTGCTCATCTTCGACGAGGCGGACAAGCTGGCCGACAGCGTGATGTACTACTTCATTGCCATCTACAACGCCCTGGAGGACCGCTGCGGCATCGTCTTCCTCTCCACGGCCGCCATCAAGAAACGCATCACGCGGGGCGTGCTGAAGGACAAGAAGGGGTACGATGAGATCGAGAGCCGCATCTGCCGCCGCTATATCGACCTCACTCCGGTGAGCGCCGGTGAGATTGAGCAGATCTGCCTGGTGAACGGCCTGCAGGATGGCGCCGCGATCGCACGGGTGAAGGCGGACGTGAAGGCTTTCGGGAACGACCTGCGGAGGGTGAAGCAGTCGGTGAACCGGGAGCTGCTGAAGGCTAAGAAGGAAAGTGAAGAATAGCATGAAGAAGTCCCTCTCGGCAGTGCAGGCGCTGGCGGTCCGCAACCGGACGCTGGAGGTGGGCCCGGAATGGCGGAGCTGCCTTGGCAGTGAGATTGCGCGGAGCGGTGTGGTCTTCATCTGGGGGAACAGCGGCAACGGCAAGAGCTCGGCGGTGATGGCCTTTGCCAAGATGCTGGCGGGCGCGGGGAAGGTGCTCTACGTGTCGAAGGAGGAAGGGTACAGCCTGAGTTTCCAGAACACGCTGCGCCGGTTCGGCATGCAGGAGTTTGGAGCGGCCTTCCAGGTGATTGACAACGAGACGGTGGACAGCTTGGTGGAGCGGCTCTCCCGGCCGAAGAGCCCGGAGTTCGTGATCATCGACTCGGTGCAGGCGATGGGCATCTCTTCCAGGCAGTTCCAGGAACTGCGCAACCGCTTCCGCCACAAGCTGCTGGTGGTGGTGTCCCAGGCCGACGGGAAACTTCCGCTGGGAAGGCCCGCGAAGAACATGATGTACGATGCCGATCTGAAGCTTTGGGTGGAAGGGCACACGGCGTTTTCGAAAGGCCGTTTCATCGGCCCGACGGGACGGTTCGTGACATGGGAGGACGGTGCCAGGGCATACTGGGAAGGACGATAAAAAGGAGGTAGGAATGACTGCTATTATAGTGATGAGGTCAAGGACCAAGGACAAGATAACCTCTACGTACACCTTTGAGTGGAGCGTGACGCGGGCAAGGCGGGACAGAACGGGCAAGCTTACCATGAGCACGAGCCTGGTCACCCGGAAGCAGGGGGAGGAGCTCATAGAGAAGCACGGCCTGAAGGAGTGTTATTCGACCAGGGACGGCGAGGTTTACGATACGCCGGACGGTGCCTTCAAGGCGTTGTTTCCGGACGGACTTAGGGATAGGGAGGACTACGAACAGATTAACAAACTGGACAAGATATGAAACGGGATTACAGAAGACTATTTGCGCTGTTGAATTCGCATCCGCACATTGATAAGGACGAACTGGTACTGCAGTTCACCGATGGCCGGACTTCCCATCTGAATGAGATGACAGCCGATGAGTACATGCAGATGCTGGGTGCCCTGGAGGAAGCCTCGGCGCCCTCCCAGGCGGAACTCAAGCGCTGGAGGTCGTCGGCCCTCCTCCGGATCGGCCGGCTGGGCATCAACACCATCGACAACTGGGACGGCATCAACGCCTTCGTGTCTTCAAAGAAGATTGCCGGAAAGCCTTTCTATGAGTTGAAGGTGCCGGAGCTGCAGCAGCTGGTGCGGAAACTGGAGGCCATCGAGAGGAAGGGCGGCTTGAAGTCCTTGGAAGAGAAGCCTGCAGAGCCTCCTGCCGGGGCTTTACAGGTGATTTCGTGGTTCGGCCGGTCCACTGTAGTATCTTGACGGGAAAGCGGGTAAAATGGCACATATAGAGGGAAGCGACATACTGCACCAGGATGCGGTTGTACTTGACAGAGAGGATGCCAGACTCATCTACCCGGTTCTGGCGGACTATGAGCTGACGATGGGGAGAGGTGCTCCGGTAGTGAGCCAGGAGCAGATCCGCTTACGCATGTTGCTTAGTACACTGACAGTTTATTTGAACAACTACTATGGAAAAGGTTTTTGAAATTGAGCTCACCCTGGACGAACTGGAGATTCTGGGGATAGCCCTGGCTCCTTCCGACAGGCTCAGCCATGATATCTGCTACGACTGCATGATATGGAAGCGGAGCGACTATGTGAAGCGGCTGGAGATGGCATCCGGGCTTCGCGACAGGATAAACGACATCGTTGAGATGAACAGGAAAAACACACATTAAACACCAATTAAACACTATTCACATGGGAGAAAAATTACAATCTGGCGTCGATACGACGTTCAAAGACAAGGATGGCAAGGCCATCTGCGTGCATGCCTACGTTAAGGACGGGAATGGCCGTGTTTATTTCATCAACAGCCACTGCCAGGCTGTCCCCGAAGGTGAGGAAGCCCCTGCCGTGGAGCTGTCCCGCCTCATTGAGTCCACGGAGGTTTCGGTGATGTCCGCTAAAGAGGTGCTGGAGTCTGGCAAGGTGGTGGAGAAACCCCGCCGAGGAGGGCGCCGCCACCGTGAACCTGCTGCCGCACCCGATGAGAAGAAACCCGATGAGGTGGCACCTGAGAGTTCCGACGCGGCAAAGCCTCAAGGCCCGCTCTTCCCCGCCTCCATGCAGCTGGTGCTCTCCGCCATTCCGGACAATGTCCTGGCAGAGGAGCTCCGCCGGAGAGGTTATACCCTGTGCGCCGTGAAGCCGGCGCTGATAACCATTTAAAGCCTGTCTCAATGAAGCAGATTGTTCCAGAACTGACACGCACGGCCGCCCAGGAGTTGGTGGATGAGCAGCGGAAGGAATACCGGCTTATCGGCTCAGAAAAGACGATAAAAGGCCTGATTCTCTTCGAATATGACCTTACTACGGGAGAGCTGAAGAGAGCGTCCATTGCGAAGGAAGCGGTCCTGTCGATTGACGGAAGGGTTGGCGCGAACCGGAGGGTAAATGCACGTGACCTTTGCCTGTACGTCCAGGCCATCAACGAGGATGTGGCCATGCGCAAGGTCCGGAAGCTGCTTCGCCGGAAGGCTGTAAGAGAACAATTATTAAAACTTTGTAACAATGGATAACAACAAACCCGCAACCCAGGCGGTGGAGATGACCGCCGAGGAGTACGCCGCTTTCCAGGCCTACAAGGCCGAGCAGGCGAAGAAGGAGGCGGAGGCCCGCATCGAGGCGCTCCGCGGCAGCTATGCCGACATGGCAGAAGCTTTCATCAACAAGACCATCAAGAAGCTGACGCCCCTGTCTGACGCCATCAAGCGTAAGAAGGAAGAGGTGCTGGAGGAGTTCTCCGCCCTGCAGAAGCTGAAGGGCGAGCTGCTGAACATCGACGGGAAGGACATGCCCAAGTCCCATACCTTCACCAACAAGGACGGCAACAAGCGCGTGACCGTGGGCGTGTACGAGACCGACAGCTACGATGACACCGTGGAAGAGGGCATCGCCATCGTGAAGGGCTACATCGAAAGCCTGGCGCAGGATGAGAGGTCCCAGCAGCTGGTGAAGATGGTGATGAGCCTGCTGGCCCGGTCGGCCAACGGCGCCCTGAAGGCCTCCCGCGTGGTGCGCCTGCACAAACTGGCCGATGAGTTCGGAGACCCGCGCTTCATCGATGGCGTGCGCATCATTGAGGCCGCCTATCGGCCCGCCATCAGCAGGACCTATATCCGCTGTGAGGTGCGGAACATCGACCCGGAGACACAGGTGGTGAAGGACTGGGAGGCACTGCCTCTGGGCATGA